GAATGTAATTCTTCTAATCTACCTTCATACTTTTTCAGATCGGCATTTCTAGCCTGTATATCGTTAGCTAGAATGTTCTTTTTTTCTGTAGAACGTTTACTTCCTAGTTCAAATCTATTTAATCCCCTAATAGAGGATAAAACATTAGCCCTAACGGATGGAGTTAATTCAGGAAAATCCATAAAATCAGCGCCAAACATGGTACAACACAAGAAAGCTGTTTTATTCATACCTATTAACTTTTCTAATTGTTGCTGTTTAACGGTATAAGTTGAACCTTCCCATAAAGGTTTTCCTTCTCCATCAAATATATCTAATTGGGTGTTTTGTTTACGTTTTAGACTTCTAGTTACATTGTAACATTGATTATCTAAATTAAATCTGATTGAAATTGTGCAATAATTACTATCTTTGTTTATTATTTCCTCATTATAATGATACGATCTGCATAATTCTCCGAAAAATCCCCAATTAATAGTTTCAAGTAATGAAGATTTGCCACTTGCATTGGATAAAGCAGAAGGATCATCTAAATTTTGGCCATCTATTTGTAACGTTTGTCCTAAATATTTCTCTAACGACAATTCAAAAGGATTTTTAAATGTTAGAAATCCTTCACCTTTTATAGATATTAATTGAAATTTCATTTCTTTTCAACCATCTCCATAGTTATTTCTGCAGTGCCTATTAACTCAAATTCATTAGGGGAATGTTTTGTACCAAAATTTATTGTATTTATGATTACTTTATTTATGTCAATAATTTTTTGTAATGAGCGATCTCTGAATGCTTGAAACACATCCATGGCATAATCTTTTGTCCCTATTGATTTTATATTAAACATAACAACACCTTTAAACGGTTTCAAGTAATTGTTCTCCTATTTCTATGAGTTTATTGGTATCTAATCCAGAATTATTTTCCTCAACGTATTTTGTTAATAACTCTAAATCGGACAAATTTTTATTTTCTAATCTTATTTGACGTTGTTTTTCAATTTCTACATTAATGGAATAACCTTTTACTCCATAATTTTCCAAAGTCGTTTTTGCAAAAGTTAACCACTCATCATAATCTTTTTCTTTAATTCTTCCATTTAAACGTATGTAATTTCCTTGTACTGTTTCCTTAGAAATAGATTCATTAATATCAAAATCCAAAAATTGGGGATATCTTAATCTGATAGGTTGTAATTCTAATGTTTTTGAATCTAATAACCATACATATTTTAAATTACTCTCACCAAATTGGATGGGATATGGAGAACCCACAAATTGTATTCCATTTACAAATTGAGAATTATGCAGATGTCCTGATAAATAAAAAACTTTTTTATGAATGGGTAAATTAAAATCTTCTTCTATTTTCCTTCCTGATTCATATACTACTCCAGGAATTTCTTGATGAAAACAAACTAAACGTATATTTTTATCGTCGTAAGCATTTAACCAATATTCTTTAAATTCTTCGTAATTGGATTGATATGGAATGTAATAAGTATCTTCTAATTTTATAGGATGAGTTATTACACAAATTTCCAAATTAGGGTTAGCTAACAAATCGAATAATATAACATACGGATAATCAAGTAATTTATAATCATGATTGCCCATTAAAAACCTTATAGGAACTTTCAATAAAATGAATTTACGCACAATTGAAATGAGTATATGAGCTGGTATGTTGTCTTTTAATTCGCACAAATCCCCTAAAAATCTTATTTCTTTCATTTCATATTTATCTACTAATTCTTTAATTTGATCTAATATAGACAATCCTTCCAATAATCGGGTATTTAACCCTGTAGATGGATCTATCTTAGCAAATTCAGGACGTTCATGTATGGCTAAATCACTAAATATTAAAATATCAGGTTTCAAACTAACACCTCCCTATACACTCTATCCCATAACTCTATAGGAGTTTCTATCCATTTATTTGTAAAAATAACAAAATTCTTTGTTAATAATTCCTTTGCTTTGTATGGTATTCGTTGAAAAGTAGATGATCCGTAATGATAAATAAAAACGTCTTCAGCTATTATATTGATAAACCCTTTCCTGTATAAATCATAGGAAAAATCATCATCCTCATAAAATCCCAATCCATATTGTTCATCGAACTTAGCACAATTAGCCACATGAGAAGTCATTAACATACAAGTTCCTGATATTTTAGGACTTAATCGTATTCTGCCCATATTTTGAAAGGCAATTAATCTAGCATAATCATTTAATTTTTCTACATTGCAACCATCTAAATAATTATCATCAAGTTGCCAACAAGAAGCGTAATTGGAAGTTGGTCCAACGATGCCCAAATTCTTTATAGATTTGAAATATTTTTTCATTCCTTCTAACCAATTAGGAGTTACTATAACATCATCATTGAGTATACAAACAAATCTACAAGGTTCTCCAAGATTCATAGAAGTTTCAAATCCTAAATTTACAGAACTAGCAAATCCTTTATTTGGTTTTTCATTATTTATTATATAAATAGATTGCTTTTTCTCCTGTGAAAATGAATTTAATAATTCTTTGAGGTTAGTCTTTAAAGAATCGAAATCATAAGAATCATTAATTATTATTAATTTGTAATTTTCAGTATGAGTAAGTACGGATTCAATCGTCTGTTTCAGGTAGAATAATTTCCCTGTCGTGGGAATTATTATAGCGGTCAATGATTCCATTTTCCTCCTTTGGAACAAATTCCCATTTGTGTTCATAAGGATTTAATTTCAATTTTGAATTTGGTTCGACATAATTCCATTCTTTTTCATACATATTATATTTAAGTTTTGCGTTGTTAGAAGCTGCCTCCCATTTTTTATTGTAAGGATTGTACCTAAAACCAGAACCATAGACTATATGCTTCCAACAAAAAATGATACCCCAACATAATATTGATATTATTAATATGTTCCATAGACATTTAATCAACTTCGTTAAAAAGTTTGTGTATGACAAAAATCCTCCTTCTTATTTGAACTAAAAAAATCTTTTAGTGTCATTATTCGTAAGGAAATATATTCACCTTTATGATTTATGCTAACATCTATATAATTTTTACGATTATGAATTTTTGGCTTTTCTGTATATGAAAAAGCGATACAATCGGTACCAAAATCACGTTTAAAAATAAGTAAAGGAGATTTGTTGTTATCATTAGCTAATTTTGCTATTTCCTTCCAAAATCGTATAAATTTTGGTACTGTTTTTTGATTGGGAAGTTTATCTAATGTATGTAATATGTCTATTTGTTGTCCTCTACTTCCTCTTGAATAACCATTCTTTAACGAAAAGACAAACTTGTCCAATAAAGGTTGACCTCTGGGATCAACTGCTGTAATGTCTCCATAACCACCAAAGGTTTTCTTTCCTCGTTTTGTTCTTTGAGTTGCTCTTGCTCCACTGGAGGAAGTTCTCCAGAAGATGTTATCATCTTCTCCATTTGTCCACCATAAAGACAATTTCTTACAAATGTCTCTCTCATAATTTCCTCCTTTTTTAGGACTACTTCCAGGTTTCAAATTATCCCCTTATTTTGGAAGGTCTATTAGAAGTAAATTTAGCTTCTATCTCTTCCCAAAGTTTTATCGTTTGTTCCCTTAATGCCTCTTGCAACTTATTCTCTTCTATGTGTTCTATAGCCTTATCTAAAGATCGAAATTCTTTATCCACAGCTAAATATTGAGTAAGTTTCATCATATCTTTATAATATTGTAATTCATCACGTATTGTATCAATGCCATAACCGAATATAATAGATAGAGGACATTCCCTATAAGGATCATCAATTTGACTTTTTATCACATCTATGGTAGATTCTATTCCTATGGTTTTTATTACTTTTACTCCACTCTCAAGTGCCAGCTCCTTTTTAATTTCTTTAGCATTTTTAACCCGTAATCGTAATGAAGCATAGAAAGGTATAGCTAATCCTCCAGTGGTTTCTAATTTTATATGACCATAAATATCTGTACTTTCTCTGGTTTGATTTGTAAGAACTACTAATTTAGTATTATCAGATATTAATTTACAAGTTTTACGCAATCCTTCATGAAATTCCTTTGCTCTACGTTGTCCCATCTTATCGCCCTTTTCACTAAGTTCCATATCAGAACTTAACGAAGCTACACCATCTGCAGCATATAAATTCATGCTTCCAGGCTCAGTTTCCCAATCCCAGATTCTGTTCCACATTTCTTTCACAGTCATAGAACGATAATATTTACCTTTAGTTGTTATGTCTAAACCATAAATGCGGGTATATTCTTTATCCAATCGGGCTTCTATATCATCAAATATTACTTCTCCCTTTTTAGCTTGTATGCAAGCTGCAATCTCTGCCAATATAGCTGTTTTACCAGTACCTGGAGGCCCCGATATTTCGACCAAAATACCCATAGGTATTCCCCCACCGTGTCTGCGTTTGCCACTTACAATCAAATCCAATAAAGTAGAACCTGTAGATACGACTCTATTGTAATCGATAGGTTGTTGTCGTTCTATAGGTTTTAAAGATGTTTCTTTAACATCTTTAACAACTTCAGTAATACCTCTATTCATAGGCATCCATTATCCTCTAGGAGATAATCTTGCCTTATGGGGTGAAATAATTACATTGGGAGAATCTAATCTATTAGAAGAAACTTCCTCTTTTTTTGATTTTAATAGCCTTTCTGCTTCTTGGGCACAATCTTTCCATATAGTACAAGTAGCGCAATTGGCCATTAATTCGCAATCTTGTCCGAATGTTCCTCCACTTGGACATTTCATAGTTATAGTCCTAGGATCTCCTGAGGCAGATTCAAAATTGGTGTCGTTTCTTACTTGAGTAGGTCTGTTTAAAGTCGTTCTAGGTGAACTAATATTAATATTTTTAATATTTGTTGCAGTAGTTGTTCCATTTGTTATCGGTTTTTGACTTTCTTGAAAAAGGGCTTTACTTAATTCTTCATAAGTAGGAATTTCTATACATTGATCTAAACAAAAAGCCTTTTCCAAATATTCATCTGGTATAGTATATGTTCTATCTATAAATCTATGAGCAATAAAATCCACTTTGTCCTTTCCCACAGATTTCTTTTCAAAAGCAATAGATTTACCTTCATCAGGGTCAGCAAAGGGAATAAACCCACCAATATTGCCCCCATGCCTACCAGAAGGAGCATTAGCAATAGCTACAATGTTTCTTTCCATGAACCAATGAGCAACTTCAAAAATCTGAATACCTTTTGCTGTCTCCTTGTCGTCATCATATACTATCACATTGTAGATTGCTCTTCGTTTAGGTGAAAGACTTCTTACTAGGTCTTCATCATAATCATCAGTTCTACGTATTCTTTCTTTTTCTTCACATATGGGACAAGGCTTACCATAATTACGGGCTAAACATACATACCAATCTCTATTCACTCCCACATCTCTATGAACCCAAAGGTCTAAATAATAATGCCAATCTCCTTCACGTAATATTCCATCCTTTATTCGAGGATCTTCTTTGCCCACCCTATACGGAATTATATCCAGTTCATGAGGTTGGGCTTTGCAATCCCATAGATGTTCCAAAACTTCAGGTTTGAAATAACTATGAAATTGTCCTGTATCTTCCCTGTGTTCATAAGAATGCTGAACTCTTTGCTGAAAAATTCCTTTTAAACTATTTCTGTCTATAGTCATTTGGTTCCTCCTTTTTAATAATTTTAATCTGTTTATATGTTTTAATTTTAGTTTCCCACCAACTTTTAAACACTGCGGCACTTCCTATTCGTAGTGTTAACCAAAGAAAGAAATATACTAATATAACAATCAATATAATATTGAATATGTTTGATAGTGTAATTAGTATATTCATATCATTTATCTTTTAAACTAGGCATAACTTTTTGGGGTGAAGGGGCTTCTGCACCAGGTAAACCTTCCATCTTATCCGCAGATATTCTAGGCGCTGCCCAATACCCATCATGAAATAATTGAACTAAATTTGACAATTCATTTCTTCTATCCCGAAAAGCCTCCTTTGCAACTTCTAGTATGTTTACTCGATATTCCGCTTCTAAATATTCTCCAACTAGTTTTTGAACTTCAGGTTGACGCTCTATCAAATTACCTACAACGGCTTCAGTAAGTTTTTCAATTCCCATAATTTGAAAATTTTTCCTAATATATTCATCAGATTCAGCTTTGGCTATTTTAAGTCGCTGCTTAATCTTGTCTCGTTCTAATACAGCTTGTGCATAAAGTGTTCCATATTTCATAAATCTTCTAGGTTGATCTACGCATTCAGAATCCAAATTATATTTATCTATAATTAAATCGTCATCATATTCCGACATTTAATTTCCCTCCTAATTCTATTAATTACTACAAATCTTTTAATTAAAACAAAGCTAAATAACAAGCCCTTATTAATCCAGGTTTGCCTGAATCAAAGAATGGTTTAGAAAATAACTCTATAATCTGAGAAGCTCTATTGATAATATCTCCAGTATTACGCAACATTACCCCTTGCATATAACCCAAAATAGCTTTTCTAGCTAATTCGGGATCAAGATTAAAATTTCGTAATTTAACAGACATTTCATTCCATCTCACATCAATATTGTCCACTTTGGATATTAATAAACGACATAGTTCCAAAGTAGTAGCGTCATCAACCGAACCATCCAGTATTGCTTCCCTCATTAATTCTACAGGAAGATCCATAATTTTATCTAAAATAACAAGGGCTTTACGTGGGCAGCCTTCTGCTACTTCGGCAATCTCCTTTTTAATGTCATTGGGTAATGTTTTATTTTCTTTCTCTAATACTTTGTTTATCAAAGTGTATAATTCAAATATTTTTAAATTAGAAGTGGGAAAAATAGTACAACGATTTCGTAAAGTCGAAGTTAATTTTTCAGGTTGGGTGGTGCAGAGAATAAAATAAACATGTTCTGGAGTATCTTCTAACATTTTAAGTAGAGCTTCAGCTGCGGGGCCTGTCACTCCCTGGCATTCATCTAACAAATAAATTTTAATTTCTCCATCCAAAGGATAATATCGGGTGTTTTGTTGAATAGCTCTAATAGTATCAATGCCCCTGGTGTTTGCAGAATTATATTCTCTAAATTCAGATTCAGCACATCCTAAATATTTTGCTACTAACCTGGCCAAAGTGGTCTTGCCTGTCCCAGTCGGACCGCAAAATAATAAAACATGAGGTCTATCTGATTTGGCTAAATCGGATTTCAAAGCTGCGATAGTAGCTGCGTTACCCACTACTTCTTCAAAAGAAGAAGGTCTATGTTTTTGGTATAAAGACATTAATTATCTCCCTTTTTATTTTTTTTGGGTTCTGAAATATCTAAAAAATCTGGCCAAATAGGAGGTCCTGCTACAATATGATCTTTACAATCTATCATCTGTTTAATAATTAAATTTACTATTTCTGTTAGGTATTCATTTAATACATCCATATTTATTTTATGCTTTGACATTAACCACCCCATAAACCCATATACAATAGCAACGCTACCACTAGAAGTTAATAGTTGAAAATCTCGAAGTATAGAATCGACCAAACAAAATTTAATGCTTTCTTTTAGATTTTCATTAGAAGATTTGTTATTTTCCATTATCAAATCCTTTCTTATAGTACCAAGGTTCGTCAACTTCGGTACTCTCAAATTCGACCCTCATAGGAACAATAATCCATGGATGACTATTCATCAATTCCACAGTCATAATTTGTTTTATCAAAGGAATTACATAAGATTCTTCTTTGGGGTTTAAATCAATTAAAAGTGAATCATGTATCTGTCCTATAAATTTAGATAACCATTGTTCCTCCCTGCGTCGTTTATTTAATTTATTTATGCTATAAAGCAAACAATGAAATCCTGTCCCTTGAATGGGGGTGTTTATAACCTCTGTTACAGTAATAAAACCTCCTCTACGAAATCCGAAGGGCATTTCTATGTAACCATGTTTTCTATAAAAGGCTACAATATTCTCTTGATATTGTTTTATTCCAGGATGTTTCTTCCAAAATTCAAGTTCTGCTTTTTTAACTAAATCCAACGAAATATTATAACCTCTACTAACTAAATCTGGATGAATGCTTCC